AACCGCAGGAGGCACAACCGCAGGAGGCACAACCGCAGGAGGCACAACCGCAGGAGGCACAACCGCAGGAGGCACAACCGCAGGAGGCACAACCGCAGGAGGCACAACCGCAGGAGGAGATGATGGGGGCGGTGGTATTGGTATATCCGCAGTAGCTGGTATATCCGCAGTAGCTGGTATATCCGCAGTAGCTGGTATATCCGCAGTAGCTGGTATAGGCGTGTTTAATTCTTGTATGGTTAGTGTTATATTTTCATTGCGGTTAACGAATAAATAGTCATTATGTGTGCCATCCCACCTTCTATGATTTTCTTTTGTATAGTAACTAAAATTTGAATATATGTGATAATTATTAGTATTTAGATATTCTACGATTTTATCATAATCATCTTTTAAGATTTCAAATAGTATATATTTCGGTCTATATTTATTTAAATCAAGCCCAAGTAAAACTTCGTATTCGTGTGATGAGGTATCTATTTTAATGAGATCAATACTGTCAGTTAGATTTTTTTTATATTTACCATTGAATTCTATCAAATTTGTATCTAGAATATTAGTTAACGTAGAACAAGGCGTTAGTTCGGTGCGCGAGGATTTATTGCGCACTCCGTTGCGAGAACCGGATATTCTCCAAAAATCACCTTGTATAAGAGAATCGGTATAAGAAGGTTCTACGCATGCGTATTGACAGCAAATTGAATTAGGTCTATTCTTAATACATTCAAAATATTTGTCTTTATTGGGAGTGATAACAATTCCGTTCCATTTTTGTTGTTTTTCAAGATATAAAGTATTATTTTGTATCACCCCATCGTGTGCTCCTACATCAATAAATACACCATTTTCTTTTTTGAAAAGGTCGTATAATTTTTTATCTAGTGGGATGCCGTTACCATCCTTAAGACCAAAAAATAATATTCTATCATCTGACGGTGTAATATTATTAACAATATTCGGTTTTATAGGTGCATTAAAAAGCATAGTTTTATAATAATGATTAAAACTCTCGCCATGATTTTTTTTGAAGCACCAATATTTAGAGCGTTGATACATTTCATCGCGGTATTTTTCACAGTAAAAAGAGAGTAATAAGTAAGAAAAATCGTATTTAGTTTTTAATATTTCTTCATATTTTTGATTTAAATATTCTTCAGTAAGTTCAGAATAATCTTTAGTCCATAAAACAGGTAATCCTTCCAATTTCTTCCTCATTTCAATATTATCTTCTACTATAGGAATACCCTTTGAATAGAATGTTTCCCAATGTCTATGCGTATCAATACCATTTCCTTCTGGTGAGACAACAAACTTAAATTTACCTATTGTTTGAAAATATGTAGTGGTATCATATCTTTGTTTAGTAATGAAAGATGCCTGTGATACATTATTTGCTATTGAAGAACGATTAATAGCATGTAATTGTCTACGATCACGATCTGTATTTCTTGAAAATGAGGATAGACATAACATTGTATTCACGTCATCATTATTGCAAAATGAATTGATGTTGCCTGATAGACTTTTAAAATAAGCGAGAAATTCGTGTTGCACACCAATAGGTAAGTTGGTTAGCCTGTCGGTTCCATCCACAACAGAAGAATTAATAATTATGTCAGTGATATTCATCTTGTAATTTAACCAATCACTAAATGTCATGTTGATATAATCGTTTATCATATAATAGTAATTGAAATCGGTCATACGTTTAATTTTGGCAGGACCCGAGTCGTAGTTAAAATGAATAATAGTTGGTATAGGTGTAGGCTTATATGTGCGATAATATTTACCATTAGGATATTTATCTAGATTTAAATAGTTGAATTTTAGATTGTATTTCGCACTTGCCCAACGCAAATATTGTTGATCATTTAAGAATTCTTCCATATTTATATTATCTATATTAGTACAATTAATGGTGTTGGGATTGGTTTTCATTAAGAAGAATCCCGTACACATACAATCACGGCCACCTTTCTCGGAATTGTCGTTTTGGATAAGGAGATCATTCTCTTGAATATTATTATATAATTCTTTTATAAAAGGTTCATTAATTACAATATCTCCATCAATAAAAACAACATCGTTACCAGATACAAGTTCGTAATTGATTACAATTATTTTATATTTAGTTATTTCAGCCCATAGTTTTTTCCCTTCTACGTCTTTATTTTGTGGTGCCCTATATTCAATCCAGTTAGAGAATTTAGGATCTACGTCGGAAACCAATACAACCTCGTTAAACGTGTATTTATTTTTAAAGTAATTATAACATTCGGAATCTAAACAATATATTTTTATGCTATGTAATATACCGATTTTTTTCATAGATATAATTAAATTTTCGGTTAGAGATTTGTAACCGTTATTTGTCAAAGTTATAATCTTATATTTGTAAGGATTACGAATAACATTATCGGTCCAAAAACATTGCCATGACAAAAGTCTTCCATTCCCTCTATTATTTATGAACGATGTGTTATTATCTATACATAATTTATCTGCTGTATTCGAGTAAAGATTATAATAATTTTTATTGTTAATGTAACGTACATAATTGATGTATGACGAAACAGTACTTCCTTGGTTAGCGATGAATATTTCGGATTGTTCACATATGTATTTTTCTAGTAAAAATTTGACGACATCATTTTGTTTAAATAATGATATATTGTTGGTGATATCAGTGTTGGTGATATCGGTGTTAATGATATCATCGGTAAAAATTATATTAATATTATTAAGTTTGAAATGATCCAATAAATTAGAGTCTTTTCGGTCACACATAACAATGATAGGAAGATTAATCGTTTTGAGCAAATTGAAATTAATATTAGAAAGGTATTCATTAGTTCTGTTGTTAATGATAGATACATCATGTTTTTTATCACCGAATCTAAGATGTATGGCAATAAACTTATTTGGTAAATCAATTGTATTGAATAATGATGTAATATCTGTATTAAGTTTTGTAAAAGCTCGTGTAATATTATTAATTAAAATAGTATTGTGTAGATTAGTATAAAAGTTGTATAGAATTCTTGATGCATTCGATTGATTAATATAAAGATATTCAAAGTTATCATAATCGTGAAAGTAAAGATATTCTTTATTGCGACCACGCAAATAATCATTTATTTTTTTTTCTTCAAAATGCGTATCTAATTCTTTGTCTATAAATACGACATTAGAAAACCTATCCTTATATTTAATATGTTTGGTTTTCGTAGAATTATTTAATATATTTAATAGTTCATTGTCAGTGTTACGACCATATACGATTTTTATACCTTGTGGTAAATAAGATAAATAGTCATCTGAGAAGAAATCAAGAAAGTTTCCGTAATCCCAGGAAGAGTTTCCACAATGACAAAGAGGATTTTTAATCAATAGAATAAGTTTACGATTAGAGATATTTGACATGTAAACAGCGGTTTCAAGAGAAAATAATTGGTTACAAAAACCTACACCACTAAACATTTCGTATATTAAATATTTCATTACAATATACTAATTTTGTAATGAAAATTTAAATGCTTATTTTACTTTATTTATTTAAATATTTATCAAAATATGATTTACTAACAATATATTTTTTATCTTTACTTTTATTAATAAATTTACAATAATATTTGTAAGCATCAATATTAGTGTATTGAGTATGTATCGTATCTTTGTAATTTTGTAATGCTATATCAATATCTGTTATTTTATCCCATAATTTACATGTGATATTGTGAATATGTTTATTATTTTCAATAATAAGGTTAGGGTTATATGAAATACAAATTTCTTTAAATTCTTCTTCGCAAATGGATTTCTCTTTATTCCAATCATTGAATATCATTGTCAATTCGCTAACCTCATAATTATTGTCCTCATTTTCATCTTCAGTTATATTGTCGGTCCAGAATAGTTTAAAATTTTTGATATTAGAATCGTGAATACTTTTTATATTGATACATGAATCGCTCTGAAAATCATATAAATCCTGTGTGGATATTATAGACTTAAGCGATGTTAGATTGATGACAAGCGGTAAGTTGTATTTTTTAAGATAACGTTTCCAAAGAAGATAAAAATCCTTAAAAAGAATGTTTGAGTTTTCTTCATTGTATGTAAATTCAGCTAAGAAATTATTTACAAGCATAGTAGGTGTATTATTTTTGAGAATTAAAACGTTTTTTACAAACTTATCGTTATAGCAATTACATAGGAATTTTTCAGAAGATTCATATCTATTAGAATAGTAACAAGATACAGCTATTATGTTTAATATGTTAGTTTTAATAAATGTAGTATCAAATTTAATGTTGTTAATTTCAAGTATTCTACATAATTCGTATTTATGATCGGAATATTTATATTTAAAACAATCAGTGCAATTTTTATTTAAAATCATAAATAAATTTTGACTAATGGTTTGTATAAAATTCTTATAAATAGGATCTAATAAATAAATTAATGTTTCTTTTTTGTTTAATATGTTATCTCCCAAAATAGTTAAAAAGTATTTTATGTGATTTTTGGTCTTAAATATATCGGGATAGAAGTGATTTAAAATAGTTTGAATAGTCTCGGATTCTGGTATGGTAGAATGTATAGCTGTATTTTTTATTTGTTTTATGATATTAGTTTTAATTCTAAATTTCCAATGTATAATGGTAGGTTCGTTATCGGTAATAGTTTTAATAATAAGATGTATAATATCATCTTCAGATATTAGTTTATAATTAATATTGTCGTATTGAATAAAAATTTCAGTTTGTGGAATGTAAAAAAATAGGTGTGTAGCAAGAAACTTCGTTATGAACGAAGTTTTATTTTCATTTAATATTACTTTTTGTTTATATTTTTTAATATGTTGTTCTTCTATCTCTGACATAATTATAGGTAAATTCTGAATATAATTATTTAATTTTGATTTCATAAATTCATCGTCTTTATATTTATGTATTAATTTATTTATTAGAATTAATTCGTTATCCATTAGAACTAAATATTGTTTAATATTTAAATATTAAATAATATTATTAATCATTTGAACAAGGTAGCGGTGCAAGACATAACTTAATGTCACCAAGAGACGCAACATTATATTTAACAACAAGCGGTAAATCATTTTCTAAGAACATTTCAATTTGGTTGCATAGATTAGTACATTTAATGAAATAACCCAAGTTCTTGAGAGAGAATTCACCTTGTATGATAGATTCTGAATTTTGTAAAAAAGACATACTACCGTCAGATTCAGCGCGGCGTATTTCAGCAGAGGCGAATGGTCCTTTGCATTTGAATATAAGTTCATTTGCGACAGATTTTATTTCTATTTTCTCTGAGATACATGATAAATCGCGAATTATTTTTTGAAAATCGCTGGATGGTAAATTAATGATTGAAGAAAACGCCACGTCCGGAACCTCTAGTTCATCTGTATCAGGTTCAATTAAACGTAATTTTTGTGTCTTGCACTGCTTAATGTCACCATTTTCAAATTTTAGCCCTAAATAATTGACCACACCATCATTATAGTCTTGTTCTTCTATATACATAATAAGTGTGTCATCATTATCTATAGAATTAATTAGTTTAAATAAATGGAACATGTTTACACCTATAATAATTTTTTCATGTTTGCATTCATAGAATTCAAAATTTTTAGCATCTAAATGCAAATGTGCTAGTATGGTATGTGATTTATCCATATTAATAATCTTAATTCCGTCAGCTTGAAAACATATATTAGTTTCTAGTAATATGTCTTTCAATGCAACCATTAACGTTCTAAAAGGTGCAATTTGTACTGTTTTAATTGTTAAAACATTATTATTAGTAAATGAAGTCATGTTTATATATTTAAAGATTTTGCTGTAATCTTTAAATAATAATATAGAATAATTAATATTCTGGAATGTGTTTTTTAAATATACAATTATGTGTATTTAAACTTTCAAAATTAATTAATGAGGTTTTATCTTGATAAATACAATTAGAAACCCATATTTTAATAATACAAAAATTTTTTTTTGGTGATATGGTAAGACCTGTAATAGATGATACAAAATCTTTATTTGTGGACATGCATTCTCCTACAAGAGTATGACAAAGAATATTCCATATCGGTATAACATTTTTATTAAAAATTTTATATGAAAAACAACCACCATTTCTATTCGCAGGGTCTTCCCAAATTGGTTGCGTATTTTCACGCATAATAAATAACATACAATTTTTCACCATTTTTTCAGGTATTATATCTAATAACACCTTATGATCTTCCACCGTGTTAAATGTATGTATTTTTTTATAGCTTTTCAACGACCAATCTGTGTCGTGAGGTAGATGCCCCCATAAAGTCCATTGCGAATTCAATGAATGTAATTTTTGGCTGTCTTCCATAGTTATGGTGGAAGCCATATATATTATACTTATAAATTTTTTTATATTGTTTTAACAAAGTAAGTAACTTTACCAAGTAATATACTTATAAATTTTTTATATGGTTTTAACATAGAAAGTATTTTTACCAAGTAATATATAATTATTTTTTAAAAGAGTATACACATTAATATCACTATCTATGATATTTATTTTGTATTCAGTTATATTATTTACATTGTAATGATAATTAAAATACCAATTTATAAATTTATAATCCAAAATTTTATTGCCGATTAAATAATGTTCACTAAGTTTGAGATTATATTCTTTATTATTAAATGAAATAGTAATAGACAATATTTTTGGGTAAGTTTTTAAATAACTAATATAATTTTTATTTTTTGTTATATCTTCCTCAGATAATATGCGTAAATAATGTATAACATTGTTTATTCTATATTTAATCATAGAGAGCTCATTAGAATGATTGTATAAATCAACATTTGAAAATTTGGAAATCCCCTTATCGTATGATATTAATGAATATGTGTCAAAAGATAGTTTATATGTAATATAATATGTTATTTTTAGAATACTTTTTCTAAAATGGTAACAAAAAAATACGACATTACTTAATAAAGAGTGTTCTGAAAAAATACGCATAATATTAATACTATATGAGATATATTAATATTATATTTAATGTAAAGTATTATATGGATTTGGATGTGTATGTTCGTCGTTATGTAGTATATTGTTATGATAATGTGAGTGATAATGTGTTAGCCCATCGCTATTGACAATGTATGGTTTGTCTGATGTAATCACGTTGTTTTGAGTTTTGGTAACAACCGGCTTTTCTTTTTTATGAATAACGCCAGTTGTTGGATCTAGTCCAAATTCTAATAAAAGAATACTTGTTAAAAGAGCAGTAAATAGAAATGGTAAAAATACTATTGTCCATGATATAATACCTAAACCTTTGTCACATAATATGTGCAATAAAGACGTGAAAAGTAAAGATATCCATAATTTTATAAAGGCAGCATTGTAAAACCCATTAAGTGTATCTATAACTATTTGGATAAGTGAGTAAATTAAATATATAAGTGCAGGAGGACATAAACTTTCAACTAACATATATTATTAAGACAGAAATTAAAATGTAATTTAATAAAAAATAGGTTCTCCTTGCTGATTGTAATATCCAATAGCATTACCAGGGTCACCATCTATATCTTGATTGTAAATTATACCATTTCCGTCTTTATAATATATTCTATCATTTATTTCAATCTCTTCCACTTCATCATCTTCCACTTCATCCTCTTCAGTATCTTTCTCCTTCGCATTTTCCTCCTCATCTTCTTCCTCCTCATCTTCTTCCTCCTCATCTTCTTCCTCCTCATCTTCTTCCTCCTCATCTTCTTCCTCCTTATCTTTTTCCTCCGCATCTACCTCATCCTCTTCTTCAGTATCTTCTTCCTCCTTATCCTCTTTAGCGTCTTCCTTATTAGCTTCTTCCTCATCCTCTTCCACTTCTGTTTCGTTGTCCGTAACCTCAACATATTTTTCATCGCATTTATCTGTGGTTATTACTTCATTGTTTTCCGATGTAATATAAAACGATCCAATTGCTGTTGCCTTCTCAGCTGCGTTCTCATACGCGTTCTCATCCACCTCATACTCTTCCACCTCATCCTCCTCATATTCTTCCTCATCTTCTTCCTCTTCATCTTCTTTCTCCTCATCTTCTTCATCTTCATCTTCTTTCTCCTTATCTTCTTCCTCTTTATCCTGTTCCTCTTTTTTCATTAAATTTACATTAATATCATTTGTGTTAGATAGATAAATATAATTTTTTTCATCAATGGGTTGTAATTCTTTAACCTCAAGTGTTACGTTGTTTGCATTTTCAGTTATATTTTTTTTCAAATTTATATTTTCTATAGTGAGTGTTTTAACAATTGGTAGTTGCATCAATATTCTTTCAGTTTCATTGGCATCGTGTATGTGACTTTCTAAATGTTTGTTTAAAATTACAGCAATTTCATTTGCCAATTTAGATGTATCCAACGAGTTCATTAAAACAATATTGATAATAGTGTTTAAATAATATTCCTATATTATGTATATGGATATTCGTATAGTCGATGACGAGAAGTTTTCAAAAAGTATTGACATGATTTGCAGGCATACAAATTATGATAAGAAAATAGCAGAAGAGAAATTAAAAGAGAATCCGAATGTAGAAAATATTCTAAAAGAATATTTAGGTGGGGTTAAAAAGACAAATAAAGAGGTAAAAAGTGTAAACGAGTTGATACATAAAGAAATCAGAGATCATTTTAAATAGTGATTCATTAAAATAATGACATATTGTATATGTGTGACAATGTAAACAAATTTACTGATACGATAGATTTAAAATTAATAAAAGA